CTCACGGAATCTTTCGATTCACTTCCTCCTTGTTAAGGGGAGGAAGTCCGGCCGTCATCTCTTCAGATGACGACCTTCCCATATTTCAGTCTGGCAGATATGGGACGCCCAGCTCGCTGCAAGTGCTTCGGATCCTCGTTAAAGGGGGTCCAAAAGAACTTGAGAAGAGCCGAAACCCCGTCAAGAGGGTCCTTCCGGTATGTGTATACCGGTCGGACCGCCATGACGTAAGGGCGATGGAGAATTTCGTCGTAACCTTCGGGAGTTACGATATAGTTCCATCGCACAAGGGCGTCGACAGTTGGAGGTCCATCAGGGAAAGGAATTAACTTTCCGATGAACTTGTCCAACATCGTGACGAATTCCGTTTCACCGTACTGTTCCCAGTACAGATTACGGAATGCAACAATCGACACGACTTCGTCAGCATCACTGCGATCCTGTGGGAGCCTCTTTCTCGCACGCACCGGTTTGACCGGCGTGCCCAAGAAATAGTCTCCTCCACAACTTTCACGAAAGTTTCCTTTCATGAAAGATTTGTGGACATTCACTTTGAGACCAAACATCTCAAGGAGTTGCACAGTATCGTTGGCTGCGACTACGGGAACGATGATATCGTCACCGTAGACGCGAAGGTCAAGTGCTTGAGTAGACTTGACCTTCTTGCTTGCCGTCCGCTCTACCGCCATTGCAGCAATCGTCGCGAAGACGAGAGTTTCAATGGGGAAGGTAAGAGCTGAGCCCATCGACGCGAACTTGCGGAGAAGCACGATTGTGCCATCCGGAAGTTCAGATCGTTGAGATCTGCACGCCAGAATGGCCGAGAGCAATCCCGGCCAGAAGGCGAACAGATCTTTCACGATGCGAAGAGATACGCGATCAGAGGCCTCAGAGAGGTCAATGGTAGCGTACTTCCCATCCGGCCACGAACCCTCACGGGCTAGTAACTGGTTGGGCTCTTGAAACTCGTAGCTCACGCATGGATCTTTAAACATCCATGATTCAAACAGGGTTGCAAGACCCTGTTGAATGAACTGGTTATAAACCGGTTCAGCAGTGATAATACGAGGTCCCTTCGCCGTCTTAGGAACCGCAATCACCCTGGCGGGTGGTTCGGCTCCAGGCGAGTGCAGAACCATGTCATCTCCTTCGTAAGAAAGAGAATGAGCAAGGTGTAGAGTTGATCTGAACCAATCGTCAAGACGTTCGGTCCATTCTCTACTTGTCCACTTACCATTACTGGTAAGTTGCTGGGCAACTGCACCGGGTCCATGCTTCGAACTGGCGAGAAATTCGTTCTTCTGAACGTAGTTCTCCATCCAATCGAAATGAGACCCCCATAGTCTGAGCGCCATCCTCGAGAACTCCTGACGGAGTTCAAAAGGAATGAGCGTATCAGATATGGCTTGATCCGTTGACACATAAGCAGCGAGAGCCTGATCGACCCTTTGCGGGGTCGGAAGCTCCTTAAGCTTCCCGTGCAGATAAGATATCTGCCGGATGGCGCTCACTGCTTGTGTGGACGGGGACGGAAGCAATCTGCCACTTTTGTCGAACACTTCACTGAAGAGGTCATGTAAAAACACGGGCCTCGTATCCTCCTTGGAGAGACGCTTGAAAGCGAACTCTTCATTTCGGATCAGCTGACCCTCTTCCAGACCTCTTTCGAGGAACTGGCCGAGGGTCGGAAGTGTAAGAGTGAGGAAAACCTCACCCTTAGTTTCGACTCGGGATCTCAATGTTGCAAGATCCTTCGTGGCATCATAGCCTTGCAACTGTAGCTGATCAATCAGCACAGCTGCATGGAGATCAAACTGGCTTTTCAACTCATCCTCCTTGTGGGGTATTGGGTTCCAGTTGTGTTCTCTGCAGGTTGTTAGCCAGCCACTCTGGGCCGCGTCAAAGCGAAACCGATGATGGCACCAAGCGTAAGACCAAGGCCTCCCATGATAAACATGAGAGACAAGGTCAGCAAGGTTTCATTCATCAGTTTTCGCCAGCGATGAGCTTGATTAGAGCTGCATCACTAGAAGCGGTCAGATGATTGATCAGAGCCTTCGAAAGGTCTTTCTGCTCTGCAGCAGAAAAGCCGGACGGGGGTACATCAATCGTGAGGGTGATCGTCCCAGATGCGATGACGTTAGTCGTCGAAATGAGAGGATCGGTGACTACCTTGGAGTAAGTGAGTCGCGCCACGTGGCGTGATCGCTTTCCATAGGCAGTCGAAACCTCAAGGTTGACCTTGGAATCGTAGTTGGAAAACTTTCCAACGTCGGATCCGGCGTTGACTCGCGGAAGCGAGACAGCACCGGGGGTCGTTCCAATGGTGACGGACTGAGGGTCTGTAAAGGCCACAATCTCTCCTGTTCAATTGTTATTGAGTTGTGTTGGAGTTCTAACGACCTCGGGAGAGTCCCAAGGCCGCGAGGATCGCCCATTGTCCACTTGAAAGTGAACCTAGGGTGAAACCAAAGCCGAACGGCGAGGCAGCAATCCTTACCTTGCCATCGCGAATCATCGTGCCCAAAAAGTTCCCAGTTGAACTGCGAACTCCTGTGCCAGATGAAACGATGGTAGGCCTACACCAAATACTGCTGAGTGTTTCCACTCTGGCAGTACTATAGGCGTAGTTCAGGATTGTATTTGACAAACCGAGAGTCGAAAGATTCCCGATTACGGTTCCGATGTTTCCGAACCAGTCAATCAACCACGTCCACGGGGTCAGCTCCCAGAGAACCTCTGGTGTGAGCTCCAGACCGAGCAACTCTATCATCCTATCCAGATTGCCATTATTAGTGGCACTCGGACGGGCTGCAGTGTTGAATCGGGCTGTTGTCCACAACGAGTAGGTCTCGGAGACAGAGTAAGTTCCAGGGAAAGTACCAGGCACAACGCCACCACCAAAAGAAGGAAACGTAGTTTCCAACCAATTGTGGTAGCCAGGCCTGAGTACCATCGTACCGCCAGCGCTCAAAGGAGCCATAGCGGTAAGAGCAACATTGCCTGTTAGCAAGTTGCCTCTCTGTGAAATTACTCTTTGAACCCTACGACGCGTATCATCCTCCGGAAATAGCATCTGATCCAAGGTCAAGAGAACCTCGAATGCAGCAGCTACATCCCGGATGATAGGCGACCACCCAAAGACGTTGTTAAGGTACTCGCTTCCGAGTGCCTTGCTAGCGTCCTTGATCCCAGAAGCTTTCATACGACTTATTAAGGTCATATGACTTCTGAGACTCTTCAAGATGTTAGGAACATCTCCCTTTGCCAACTCTAAAAGAGAGGTAAGGACAGATGCCTTTGTCTTGAACGGATTCAACTCGCTAATATGCTGAGTTGCATCCGTCCTCACATTGGCCATGGAAGGCCCAGGTGAGGATGTGGGTGTATAGTAGGGGAATCCCTTCCCTACAAAGTAGTTGCTGAAGAGGTCAACAAGAGGCGAGGTTAAAACCACGCTTCCTGCGGCATTCAGCACTGGCCACTGAGTCGGAACGATGTTAGAATAGTCGACGGTTGTACCGCCGGCATTCACAACACGAACCGAGTTGTCAGTGAAATCCACTTTGTTGCGGAATGTTCCGAACTCGTGACCCATATCTCCAAGAAGGAAATGAGTCGGAGCCCCAGCCCTCGTATCTATGAGAGTCATCTGTGTTTCGATGAATCTCTTACGATAGGCTAGGCGATCTGCAATGCTTCCGGAAGGAAGCCTGTAGACCTCTGAATTGGGATCCAGTTTTGTCGGCTGACCCGCATCCTGTTTCGTAAGACCTCTTCCAGTTCGAAAACTGTAGGTTGTCTTAAGACCAGTAGCGGATGACGCACGAGAGTATTTTCCCGCATTGACACCATTGACAATAGTTGCACTTTGCAACTTGTCTCCGGTCCAAAGGGAAGAACTCACGTACGGCATGGTTGACACTCCTTTCGGCTATGATGTGGCCCCCCGGATGGGGGG